CACCATCTGCACATTCTCAGCAGCCTTGCGCTGCTGCATCTGCTTGACCTCTGACACAGAGTTGTTGACAGCACCAAAGATGTTGTCGGCAATGCCATCAACATTGGCATCGTTGAAGATTTTATCGATTGCCATAGTTCAACTCCGTTGCTAGTTTCTCAAGAAACTGGTTTTCCATGTCCACTACATTGCTCTTTGCGTTGCTCATTTGCAGTTCAACAATCTTGCTCTTGTTCTTGATGTCGGCTTCCTTGAGCATCAACTCTGCAATCTTGACGCGCTTGTCAAACTCTTTGGCGTTTGCTGAGTCTTCGTTTGGCAGGTTCTTGGTCAGGCTGGCGCTCATCTTGGCTTGCACTTCGGCAGGCATCAACTGCGCCTCTGTCATTAACTTCTGCGCCTCTGCCCTGTTCTGCTCGGCCTGGGTGGTGTTCACTGCAATCTGAGCCTGTGCTGCTTGCATCTGTAGCTGCTCTTGCATCATGGCCTTCTGCTGCGCGTTCGGGTCAGGCTGGCTCATCTGGTCAAGTGCCGCCATCAACTCAAACCTGTTGGTCAGGCTGGAGTTGTTGAGGATGCCCTTCAAGATCAACGGCAGGACAGGGGTGTTTGGCCCCAGGGTCTGCAACAGGCCAATGAACTGCTGCTGCTCATGCTCTCGGGCAATGATGCCCAATGTCGCAGTCGGAATGAACTTCATGTCCACCGATGGGTAACGCTCTGGGTCAAACTGCATATAGCGGTAAGCAGCCTTTTGGATAAACGGTATCAGGAAGTCTTCTTGGAAATTCACCAGGGTGCGCTTGTACTTCTTGATAATCGTCGCAACCGCCATGTTCATGCCGCCACCATCACGGGCCTGCTGGCTCACCATGCCCTGCGAGTCCAAGGTGCCAGTGCTTTGCAGCAGCATTCTCTCAAACTCCTTGGCGGTGTTGAGGTTGTTAAGGCTTGTCTCACCAAACTTAAACGGAAACAGAATCTCGCTTGGGTTGCCGTTCACCAGCAAAGCCTTGCCTGGCTTAACCTCAAACTTAGCACCTCTCGGCAACCTGGTTGCGTCCATCGCCATCATGGGGCTGGTGGTCAACGCTAGGGAGTCAAGGTGTGACCTGACTTGGGCGTCAATCGCCTTCTGCATATTGAACGCTTTTTCCACGGTACCGCGCCCCAGCAGACGGTTGGGAACAGTGTCATCCTGGTAGCTGATAACCGGGCGGTCCTTCATCATGTACGGGCTGGCCTCGGCCTTCAACAACATCCCGTCATTGGCAATCACCACAATGGCCTCGACCATGTTGCTGTACTCGTCGGCTGCTGACGACTCGGGGAACAGATCGACGATCTCCTCGTCCTTCTTGTCCAGCATCTCCCTCGGCACCAGACCATAGTACGTCAGCAGCAGCACCTTCTCGTCCTGGTACTGGCTGATCTCTTGGGTTGGCTCCAGGTCGGTGTCTTCATAGGTCGGGGTGATGTTTACCTTGCGGTAAATACCCTTCTCAATGCCCTCAACGATCTTATGAATACTGATGTACTTCTCAATCGCCACGCCCATGCAGTCGTCAATTGATGTCCCGTTCGGGTCAAACAGAAAATTCTTGGGGTTTATCGGCACAATCTTCACTGCCGTGCGCTCACCCTCCATCACACCAATGGCAGCGGCTGTTTGGCCTGGAATTGCTTGAGTTGCGGCAATAAACGTCTTTTCTTGCTTGACAATGATCTCGCCAATGCCAGTACCGTAGATTTCAGCCATCAACTCAATTTGATCAATGGACTTTCTGATCTTGTCAAGCTTGAAATCCTCCATCAACTGCGCTTTGAGCATCGCAACGTCGATAGGATTGTTGTTTACGTCCCGTAAATCATCGGTAATGTCGAAAAACTCGCCTTGCCCGAAGATTGCCTCCATGATCTCAGCGTGTCTCGTTTCGACCGCCTGCTGGGTGGCAGGGGTGACAATGCGGCTGCGCTCGGATTCTCGTGTTTTGTCCTCTGCTGCCCATTGACCACGGAAAATGCGCTCATATTCCAGGTAACTCTCAAGAAAGTTAGCGTTTCGGTAGTCGCGCCAGCGGTCGCAATGCTCGGTGACAAACGCAGTTAGGTCTTTGTCCTCCTGCGAGGGTTCATCAAACTCGTTTTGGTCAAGTTTTGCCATAAATTACCTTGTGGTATCAGCAAACGGGTCAGAATAACGGGGGTCTGCCATGTATTGTCGCACGGCATCAGGTATTTCATTGGATATGTCGGTGGGTTGTTGCTTTCGATAATAATCAATTCCCAATTGAGCAGCGGCTGCGGCCCCAGCCAAGCCCGGCAACAGTGTTGTATCAGCATTCCCGTAATATAGCTTGCGCCAATCAGTTGGTGCCATCACTGGGTTGTCAGCTTGTGTGTAACCAGCCTGCTTGTGAGCAGTCAGAGCATCCCGCATTTCGGTCCAGGACTGCCTGGGCAATGATCGGAAATCAGGATGGGCAAACTCATGTGGCTCTATGCGCTGGCGGTAAATGTCCCACTTGCGCCACTGCTCTGGAAACAACTCCAACTCAGGGTTCATCCCCCTGGACTCATCTACATAGTCAACCACTCGTTTGTAAAACGGGTTGAAATCCTGTATTTGTTTTGGCTCATACGCCAATTTGTCAGGCGTTGCAATGTCTGGGATTGCATTCAATTCACCAGATTTTGTTCGATACGTTTTTGCCAATGATGAACCACCAATAACGTCAATTGCCGCCGCTTCGCGCACCTTTTCTGGAACCGCCAAAATAGAATCTGTTGTTGGCTCCACCCCTAGTTTTCCAGCCATGCGCTGCGTAAACGCTTCACCAACCAGCGGGTCATCCAACATCCTCTCATATGAATTTCTAATCATATGCAGGTCAACTGCTGACGTATTAGCCTTTTCTAAGTTTAACCAGGGGGTGCCAAGTGATGCTGTTTTCGGGCCTAGCCCAGGCACCTGGTTCATTACCCTGACTGTCACATCGCGCATTGTCTCGCCAGGGGCCATCTGAAACATTTCTGGTTTTTGCAAAATCAACTTTGCCAGCATTGCCTGGTTGCCTAGATCAGCAGTACCCAACACGCCCATCCCACCTCGAGCAGCGGCCTGCACTCCAGTTTGCTCTTGTGCTGTCCTACCTAGTCCAGGCTCACCAACTCGTGCTGCCAGTGCCTCCAACTCATCCATGCTGGTCAAACGCATCCGCTGCGCCAAAAACTCGTTTGGGGTTAGTGGTGCATTTGGAGACAGCAAAGCAAAATTTAACCGATTGAAAACGTCAACTTGATCTGGGTTTTCTACTTTGTGTGTCCGTATCAATTTTTTCATCAACGCATCATGGGTTTCTTTTGGCAATGATGCTGGGTTAATATTGTTGGCTTTCATCCAGAACATATCTGGAATTGTGAATGTGCCTTCCAGACCACCTGGTATCTGAACCTCACGCTTAGTAGTCAAATCAGTAATCCCTAGAGATTTTGGCTCGGTCAGCGTCATGTTTACGCCATGTTTTTCGCCCCATTCTTTCCACTCTTTGATACTTGCATCGGCACCAGGCGTTGTTGGTGGCTCTGCTTTCATCCTGGTTCTGGTTAACAACGCATCATCAACCACTGATCTGGGAATTACTCCAGTAATCTTGAATGCTGGATTTGTTAAAATTGAATTGGCAATGTCTTCTTCGCCATTCATAACATCCATTAAAGTAGATTTTTTTCTAGCAACACCTGTCTTTTCAATTTTTGCTCTTACTGAATCTAATGCTTGCGTTTTTTCTTTGGTTGATAAATCTAAATATTCTTTGCTTTTCATTGCCTTTGCTTGGGCAGCAAGAACTTTTTGTTCTGTAATTGAATTGGCTAATCCTTGCGGGTTATCCATCAAGCTGCTCAAAGACATTCCTGGCTCTTTTGCACCAGGCATCAGACCCTGCCGTTGCAAGTAACCCTCGCCCATACGCACTGCCGTTGGACCCAATGCCCTAGCACCAGCCGCCACTGCTCTTGCCGCTGGCATCGGGTTCAAAGGCACAAAGGCACCTGCTTGCCCAGCAACTTCACCAATCCTGGCAGTTGGTTTCAGTGGCAGATTCTCTAGGTAGTAATCGGAGCCATAAGGCAGTTGTTGCGTTGGCTCATATTGGGTATCGCCGAACATCTCGGTCGGCATTGGGCTGCGACCCATGAAATTTAAGGTGTCAGGGAGTAACCCCAGCAGTCCCGCCAAACGTCCACGGACAACATCCAGCGGCACATTGGCAGACCCTTCTGGGTCTTGCAACCTGCGCCTGGGCTGCATCTGAGGGAAGACGCCAAACGCTGCACCACCGCTAAATAGTCCATCTGCCATATTAAATCCCCGCAATGATGTCCATCGGCTCCCACTCCTCGGCATCCTCTGCCTGCTCAAAGTAACTGGTCACCGCCAACTGATCAATATAGCTCAAGGCATCAGGGCCATCATCATGCACCCCCTGAGCAGGGAACATCAGCAGCTGATCAGTAAACCAATCCCAATCCTCTTTTGAATTAAGCACAATCCTACCATGCTCAAACCTACCCTGTAGTGACCAGATTATCCTGTCAGCCTTCTTGCGGTTCCCATGCGTCAAATCCACAATGTGGCTGTACACATTATTCTTTCGCATCAAGTCTGACAGGTATGGCAGAACAGCGTTCTTCAACGCACCACGCTCAACCCCAATGCTCAAGGGTCGGTAGTCGCGCATCTTCATCAGTATCTTAGCGGCAGTCTCCCGAATATCCCACCGACCATGCTCAATCTCTTTTACAAACCATTTCCCATCGTCGGTGACCTTCACCACGGCAATGGCAGACTCGTCCAGCCTTTTCTTTGCGTTAGCGGCCTGCTTCGCCACTTCCTCAAACCCGGCAAGGTCAACCGCTACAAAGTAGCTGCCATGCTCTGGCTCCTCGCCGTACTTCAGCCACTCCTCTCGAAACACATTGGACCCGGCATTATCGAAACTCGCCAGGTACTCCTGCTTAAACGCAAAGCTGCTGAGTGTCTTCTTTGCTGATTCAATCTCGTCAGGGTCAATCAACGGGTTGTCCCGAGTGGTGAAGTGCCAGGACTTCCAATCATTATCCTCCTCGGTCTGCCCCAGCTTCCACAAATCAAAAAACCAATTGCGTCCCTTTGGCGTCCCAATGAATATTGCTCGACCCTTCTTGTCTGACAAGCTTGCTCTGATGACCTGCTCCCAGGCTTCAGGCTTGATATCCGCTACCTCGTCCAATACGGCATAGGTCAAGCTCACACCACGCAGGGTATCTGGCCTGTCAGCGCCACGCACATAAATCTTGGCACCATTGATCATGGTAATGTCCATGTTGTTGATGTGGCTGTTGGTAATGACCTCCCGCCCCAACTCCAGCAGCACATCCCAGATGATCTGCCTACTCTGCCCGGCGGTAGGACTCACATACAGCACCGCGCTACCAGGTGGGCAGCGCAATGCCTCAATCAACAGCGTAGTCGCCGCCAGCCTGGACTTGCCGCACCGCCTGCCAGCCGCCACGACCTTGAACCTGGTCTTATCAGCAAACACCTCTTGCTGCCACGGCAGCAGGCTGAAGTTCAACTCACTCATCGGCCTCAATCGTAATGGGCGTAGTATCACCACCAATGCCAGTGATGTTAATCGTCACCGCGCTGCGCTGGGCCTTGCCCTGTTCAAACATACTGACAGGCAGCGTACGGTCCAGGCACATCTTGATTGCCGCCATCTGGCCTGGGTGGTCATCGTTGAGGGCAATGTCAATCACCTTCTGCGCCACGTTCTTCCCAGCACCACGCAACAGCAAGTCCTTGATCTCCTTGATACGCTGGTGATCAGTCATTGGCAACACCAACCTGCCTGGCCTCTTGAGCAGGGTAGTGATGCGTTCTGGCGTCAGTGCCTGCTTGGAGCCTGGGGGTCTACCTCGTTTACGCTTAACGGGTTCGGTCATGCTCAGAATCATATAACAAATAGTGATAAGGAAACAGCCAGACACCAGCATTTGGCTTTAAGCACTTGGCCTTCACCGCCAGCGTCAGGTGTCAGCGTTCACCGCCAGGCTCCAGCGTCAGGCGTCAGGCATCAGCGTCAGGCGTAAGCGTTAGCGTTCACCGCCAGCGTCAGCGTCAGGCGTCAGCGTCAGCGTTCACCGCCAGAGCAAGCGTGCGGCGATTGCCAGTTTCGCTTTTTTTGTGGGTGGGAGGGTCCAACAAAAACTCAGCAACGACCAGACCCCCTCCCCCCCATGCGAAAAAACAACACATTTCCGAAGTGCCTGCTCACTTACCAAAAACCGAGGGTTTACCCTTACGTTTCTCGAAAATACTTAATACAACGACCATTATGTTAACAAGCGAGTACGTTTTCGGTAGTTATCCACAGGATTCAAACTGACGAAACCGCCTTATCCACAGCCAGATGGGATAACCGTCGATTTGGCCCTGTGGATAACTTCTGCGAAGTGAGTGGGCACTTCGGAAACGGGCGGTCGGTCGGCTGAAATCGGGCGGCGGCGCAAAACAAATGAGGAACGAATGGTGCTTTACCGCCGTACCTGACCGCTGGCTGCTGGATGCCGACCGTCCTGCGCCGACCGTCTTGGGA